CAGGGCAGTGACCATGTTGAACGTATCCTTGCGAAACTCGTCAGTGGAGATGGGCAGGTAATCAATCATTAAACGTGCTGATAATTGATTCTCATCTGGAAGTGAAGAGGATGCGGCTTGTCCTCCGCATCGAATATCTCCCCACAAAATCGGTCGCTGCCGAACCGGCACCCATCCGGGAAGGGCAGGGCATCCCGATAGACATGCCGGTTGCAGGAGTCGTGGCGCATGAGACTCTTGCGCACCAGTGGATAGACGGACATGGCCAGGAAGAACTGGTCCATGTCATAACACGACTCCCGGGTATATTTGGTCCGGGCGATGCCACTCTGGTTGATCAACTCCCGCATCTTCACCACCCCCGTTTTTCCGCCAAACAAACCTCCCCCAATGGGAAGGATGTGGTGCGGGTGATCCGCCATGACGTGCCAGTCCAGGTCACTGGCAAGCCACTCTTCCACCGCCCCGTTCTCCCTGGGGTTCAGCCGGGAGTCGGTGTCCCTGACCAGGAAGTGGGTGAAGGCAGGGTCATCCGCAATCACCAGGCGCCAGAACATCTGATTCAGGATGCCCTGCACCGGAGGGCGGATCTCCCCTCCCGCCTTCTCGATCCTTTTGATGATGGCGTCAGGCACATCCTTGTCGCAGTAGAAGATGGTCTTCCATCCCGGATAGATCTTAGGTGCAAGTTCTGCATTGCGCACCGCCCCGTGCGTATACATGGGATTACTCCCAAAAACAGAAAACGAAATCGCGCCCTTCATCTAGATATTCTGGATCAGCGATGGCAGTCCGTTAGCCGCATAGAACTTGAGTGCCAGGGTTTTGTTGTGAAGCTTCGCCGGGTTGGCAGCGAACTCTTTACTGACCCAACGGCGCGGATGCGTCTCATGCAAAACGAATCCTCTGGGGATCTCCGAGATCTGCATCTGGTGCAGATTGACTTTTGTTGTAAACACCCCGGCGGCCTGCCGGACCATTGCGGCTACGGTTAGATCCCACTCATATTCACCCAGGAAGAAGTCGGGTATCTGGTGCCAGTGTTGTCTGAGCCACCCCTTCTTGAAGGCAAACAGATCCCTGCCCAGGTCGGGTTTGCCCTTCTCCGCCAGAAGAGTGGGTTCCATCTCCTGCCAATTGGATTCAATCTTCTCGAAGTTGACCCGGAAGCTGCCGCAGCACTGGAGTTTCTCCAGCTTGGCATTCAAGGCATCGATTATCTTTGGGTGCAGGAGCGAATCATCATTGGTCAGGACAATCACGTCGTGATCCTTCCTGGCCCGGGTCATTGCCTCCACCAAAACATCCTTCAGATAAGGGAGTTTGCGTGAGTCGCCAATCTGCCCGGAACTTCTAGGATAATTCCAGAGATGGCAGGGAATCATTAAGCCAGTCTTATACAAGTTTACCCAGGACCTGACCGCTTTGAGAATCCTCGCTTCCTCCCTGTCGAAAGGTTGCTGGTGCCTTTCCACGGCATGGTAATAAAGGGGGGGTGCCACCTCCACCGCATCCACCGTGAGTTTGGAGGGATCCTTGATCTTGACCTTCATTTTGAAGGCCATGCAGAGTTGGGGGATGGTTGGACCCCCATCGCCGCGGAGGATGCTGATGAGGGTGGTATCCTTGCACCTGTGGAACAGGCAGGCAGCTGAGGGGATCCGGTCCACCTCCAGGGTGTTCCTTTCGTTGCCCGGCCCCTTCTTGATGGCAAAGGTAGGTGGTAACTGAGGTTCCCCGTGGAAGTTGTAAATCCGTTTCGAGCGGGTGCATTTCTGAATGATGTATCCGGCCATGGCCACATCCCATGCTTTCTTCTTCATGTTGGCGGATACCACCAGTCGCATCATGTCCTTGATGTGCGCAGGATCTCCCGGGTAAACGCCAATCCCAAACATCATCAAGGCAGGTAATCCCGGTTGCCTGGGAGAAACGACATGACCGCAGAAGGGTTTCTTGCCTTGCTCTGTTTCCTCCTCAATCTCCTTCAGCCATGAGGAACGCAAAGGAACCGAGTCCGGTTCCATCCACAGGAAGGAACGCTGACCATTCTTGACCACATACCGCAACGCAGTCTCGAACATCCAGTTGGGACCCAGTGGCCACCCCTCTTCAGGTTTGGAGAAGGGAGTGCTGATCATCTTCGCACTGCCAAAACATTTCTCCGCCTTCTTCAGGAGAGGGTTTGCCACATCCGGCTTTAACTTGAAATCGCGGATCAACAGGCAATCGTTTTCCGGCACCCGCCCCAGTTCCTCGATCCAGTCCAGCAGTCTGCCGGTCAGATCCAGGTCCGACGCGCAAAAAGGGATGACCACCAGTAACTTCATTTCTTCTTAAACCCCCGAAAATATCGATCCATCACCAGAAGGAACTTGGGATGGGGGACTTCATTCCAAACATCCTCGCTAGCCTCAAGTGCCGCGATTACCGCTTTCCTACGGCAATCCTCAAGGATGGCTTTGTCATAAATCGGCACTTGATCCAGCAAGGCCTTGGTCCATTGGTCAGGTTTCATTTGGGGATGTTCCCCTCCTTCCTGATCCAGCAGTTTTCCCACAGCTCATCGATTTCATACTTGCTCATGTCCTTGAGGATCTTCTGGAGGTCCTGCCACACCTTGAGTTTCAGGTCGCATCCGCAAGCCTGGCACATCCTGAGTTTCTTTTGCCCGTCCACCTCGAGCTTCATCCTGGCCCGCAGGCCTGCGGCAGCCCTGGCCATGTCTGCGGCACTCCCTACCAGTTCATCGTAAAGCCCCTCCGATTCATTGAGCGGACAAGGTGAGTTGCAGACATCCGCCCGTCCCTGAGCCAGTTCCTTTCTGACCGGCGCGTAAACACCAAACATCCATTTGGCAAGGGCCGCGCTACCTATAGGTAAACGCCTAATCTTTTTGAACATGGGTTCTCCGTGTCCTCCCGCACCCCGGACAGTTGACTGCCTGCAAGTGAAGTGTTGCCTCCCGAGTCAGATGCGCCTGAATCTCCTCCTGACTCTGCTTGCAGATCTGCGGCAACCGCAGGCAGGTGTAATCCTCCAGGTCCTTCGCCGCAGCAGCCCACTCCAGATTGAACCCGAGTCGCCAGTTGTTCTCCCGGTAAGACTGGATGGTCTTAGCCGCTTCCTTGAAGGGCAGGTTCCTGGCCTTGGCCGGCAGCATCCACCCCGTCTTCTCCTCCTGAAAGACCCATCCGCCAGGAGGGATCCGGTATTTATCGCGCAGTGGCATAGTCAGTTTGTCAGGAACAGTTTCTGGTTTCTTTCCCTTTGGCGTTTCTCCGAATCAAGGAGCCAGTTGGCCACACCGACCCTCTTACGCTTCTCATTCTCCGGTGCCAATCTCCCCAATTGGAATCCCATGCGGCGTGCTCCCTCAATTCCTGTCACCAGCATGTCCCACAAGTCTGGCGATCTCCCAATCCTCTCCGTCATGCCCGGGTTGGTTTTGCTCCCCTTCTTGGGTTCCACCACCAGTTTGCCCTTGAACCCATAAGCGAAATCACTCCAGAGCCTTAAGCACCCCTCCTCAATCATCTCCATGGTGATCCCGCGCAGCTGGCCAGCATTGATGCACGCCACACTGGCAAACCACAATTCCGAAACGAACTTCCCGAAAACCTCCCGGCAGGGTTTCAAGTCCCCCTTCATGTAATCACCCGTGTCCTCCTGATATTTAAACCCAAGGAAGTTCGGGCGTTCGGTGGCGTTGCCGCCAAACTCCACGGGCACCACTTGGGTAGACCACCGTTTCATGAGGGCTGCCGTCAGAGAGGAGCGTCCGGTGCCGTCAAAGAAGAACCGTTCCGGTGGTATCCCATACATCTCGCACTGTTCCTTGGCCTGGTCCGCGATGTAATCCTCATGGGAAAGCTTCCGTTCGGGTGACCCGGTATAAATCTTGGGCCGGTCAATCATCGCAAACCGGAGTTCACCCGACACATCCGTGCCGTAAGCGAAGGGAGCACCGCAGGTCCGGTCGCCACCCACCGCCCCGTAAGCGGCATCCAGGGCATACAGCTTCACAATGGGATCCGCTCCCCACATTATTTCCTCGTTCGCCTGATTCTTTAATGCTAAATGTCGGGTGAAGACCGTCTTGGTCATCGAGCTGCGCGGGATCTTCCCCGAGGCGAACATCTGGAAGTAAACCGTGTCCTCCCCGTAATCGTGCCGGCACTGGTTGATATACCTCCTGCCGATCAGCTTCTTGTAAGGCTCCTTGCCTTCCGGGAAGTCCAGGTTGGGAGAGTCCATCCCAATCAATTGAATGGCTCTCCCCTCATACCAACGTGTCTCGTAGACGCGAGACTTGTCGGTATCCGGCAGTGAATCCCATCCAAGTTTTGGTTCCGCTGCCTTGCCGAGGGGAGAGCCTAAATCATTCAGGTTGCCGAAAGCCCAGATCCTCACGTCATTGTTCGAGAGAAGATTGGCCATGCCGTTCCAAAAGCCCGACTGCATGAGGTGGCACTCATCAGCGGCAACAATCACCACGTCATTCTTGATACCTACGTACTCGCTAAGACTTTGCTACTCATTGCCTTTCTTACAGGGCACGCCTAAAATTCCGTTCCTGAAATCCCGTCCATCCTCCTTGCTGCTCGCATCGGTGGTGATGCAGTGCCGTGATTCAATCAGGTGTCCCGGCAACCAGGGGTGCCTCTTCTTGGCCTCTTTATGGAGGCGTTTGATCTCTCCGAAAATGCGGTTGTGCAGAGAAGCCACGGTGGTGGTGGAGACAATCCCGGTGGTGCCATACGGCCGCGCATAATATTCGGTCAGGATCTGGCAGGAACATTCGTAGCTCTTGCCGGTGGAGGATGGGCCGAACATGGCAAGCCTGCCCTGCTTGATCAACTCGGGCATGATGAGGTTCCGGTTCCAACGGTGGAAGTCCTTATCAAGCCAGACCATCCTCTGGAAATTGATGGAGTGCTGCAGTTTCCCCAGACCGCATTTCTGCCCGTTAATCCCAATCCAGGTGCCCCCATTGGCAATGCACGCCAACTCGATTCTGACAGGGTTATCGGTGTTCCAGAGAGCACCGTATCGTTCAACCTGAGGCATGGGTGTTACAGCGTCATAGGAATGCTTGTGCGCTTTTAGTTGAACTAATTGTGGAAGTCAAATAAGTGTTCCCCCTGACTCGTCTTATGGAAGCACTTCTATCCCAGAGAGACTGTTGCACCCACACCTGCCCGGAGGATTCACAAATTATCACCAACCTTCCCGGGCCACCCGGGCAGGATGGCGAGGATGGACAGGATGGCGCCACCGGACTGAACGCCTACACCGCCCTGGCCACCGAGTTTACCGTTCCTGAAGCGAACAAGGATGTGACCATCAACGTGGGCAACACGGCGTGGATGGTGCCCCGGCAGAGCACGGTTCCGGGTCAGATCATAGTAATTCAGTATGCCGGTCATTACGAGGTCAGGTCCATTGTGGACATCACCCATGCGGTGGTCCGCAATCTCAATTATCCAGGCAACGCTCCTGAAGGTGCGGTGATCCCCATAGGTGCCAGGATCGGGCCGGGGGGATTGCAAGGTCAGACCGGGTCCGCGCAGACGGGTGTTTACTTCCAGATCACTGAAGACCTTCGGGAAGGTGACGCACCCGAAATCAGGAACACCCTGGGGATCGGCACCGCCGGGTTGGCCACGCAAGGGAATCTGAAGAACAACATCCCCTGGGTGACTGAGGATCCTGGCCTCACCACCGGCCGGGCAGTGTTTGCCACGGCAGGCGGCCTTGAAACCAAGACACCCGCCCTGGCCCAGACAGCCCTCGGGTTGGGCACCATGGCCACGCAGAATGCCAATGCGGTAGCCATTACTGGTGGTGGCATCGCGAACCTTGTCCCTCCATTGGAGATTGCCTCCGGTGGCACGGGTCAATCAACCATGGCCGGCATCAAGGGGATGCTGGGTGTCATGCCTGGATATGGTCTTCTGGCCTCATGGGATGTGAATTTCAATGCCACCAATACCGACTTTCCAGTGGATATAACTGTCACACCCCTTCGTTATCGAATTGATCGGATGACGTTGCAGAACGCCCAGGGAGGCAGCCTTGCTGGAGCAATGACCCTAGGTCTATACACCGGAGCGGCAGGTTCAGGACCCATCTCAAGCACTCCATCCCTGAACAACCTGACCGGTCCAAACAAGTATCTGGATATCCCCATCCTGGGAGATGATGTCCGCACTGAGAGCAGGTTATACGCACGCACCGGGTCCACGGGCACGGCTGCGGTCACCGTAAACGTCAGGTTGTATGGGTGGGTATTTGCGTGAGCACCACTGATGACAAGTCAGTCCTGATAGATGGATTCAATGTCCTGAGCAAGGGGGTTAATTCCGGTGTCACCCCCGACCGGTTGCCCCGTGAGGCCCTGGCCTTTTCCATCAATGGCACCATGCGCAAGGGGAAGGTTCACCCGCGCCCCGGCATCGACCGCAGGCCTCTGCGCTTTGACCCCGGAAATCCTGATGAGCCCGGCTATGTCCCGGACAAGGTTAAGAACGCTTTCGAGAATGGATACTTTCAGGGCATGGGAGTTCACATCTGGGCCAGAGCCGATAGCGAGGATGCCACGCATTTGCTGGTCAGCATCAGTGGCCACATTTTTCGGATAGACCTGGCCAGCTTCGATTGCACGGATGTCAGCAACCAGATCATCGATGCCTCGGGAAACCCCAAACCGGAGCCCAACCCCTCCAACCGCAGACAAGCCTGGTTTGAGCAGATGGAGATGTTCACCGTCATCCAGGATGGGCAGAGTGCCCCCCTGATCTATGATGGCGCCCGGCTGAAGCGATCCGATGTGATCAAGGGCCAGGTGCCGGTGGGCACGTTGATGAAGTATGCCCTGGGCAGGTTGACGGTGGTCCTGCCCGATGGCAGAGCCTTCGCCGCAGGAAACATCGTGGGCAGTGAAGAGGGCAATGGCACCATCCAGTATAACTTTCGAGACAGTGTCTTGTGGTTCACGGAAAACAACCTGTTGGCGAGCGGCGGGGTGTTCGCCGCTCGCGACAGGATCACCGCATTGCATGAGATCCAGATCATCGACAAGACGGTGAACCAGGATCCCCTGTTCATCTTCAACCGGCGCGGAGGCAATCTCGCCAACTATCCCCGGGTGCGCGAGGAATGGTTCACCACGCAGATGCCCATTGTGGTGGGAGGCCTCCGCTCGGTCGGGCCGGCCGGTCCCTGCTCCACCATCGCCATCAACTCGGACCTCTGGTACCGGGCTGCCGATGGGACCATTCGCAGTCTCAGAATGGCCCAGCACGACTTTAACAGCTGGGGTGACACCCCCATGAGCAAGGAAGTGTCCAGCATCCTGAAGCACGACCAGCAGGATCTCCTTAAACATGGCAGCGCGGTTTACTTTGATAACAGGCTGCTCATGACCTGCTCACCCCGCTATGAGCCTCGAGGGGTGGTTCATTACGGTTTGATAGCCCTGGATTTTGATGAGCCATCCTCCCTGGCCCGGGATGGCACCCCCTCTTATGACGGGCTCTGGACCGGACTCCATGTCCTGCAGATTTTCAACGCAGATGTTTTAGATGTCGAACGGTGCTTTGCTCTCGGGGTGGATCCCAATGGCAAGATTGGCCTCTGGGAA